CTGGACGAAGTGACCAATCCGAATTTGCCGACCACGGCATCGTCACAATCCCGGGCCAAAACTCAGTCACCGCCGGAATCAACCGGGTCAAGGAACGGTTGCAGAACGACCGCTTTCATGTGACTGAAGACTGCACCAACTTCCTCAAGGAGATCAGGACCTACCGATGGAGGAAACCGCCCCGGCACGGCGAAGACGAAGGCAAGCCGGTCCCGGTCAAGGCAAATGACCACTTGATGGACGCAACACGACTGGCCATAATGTCTCGCCCCTACCTTCCGCACGAAGAAATCATCAACACAGAAACTCAGATAGACAAGATGGCCCGGGAGCACTACGACGCAGTTTCGTCTCCACCAACTTCAGTCGCATAATGGTGCTACGCTTTCCGAAGTACTAACCCCCGACACGGAGAGTTTATGGCTGCCAGCACAGAAGTGGTTTACACCCAGACCGAGACCGAAGCGTTCATGGACGATACGGACCTGAACCCGGTTGTCACGGAAGCACGCGGCGAAGTCCAGATCACGCTCGTTTTCGACGGCGTAGACATCGACCCCGGCGCGATCTTCGACGCGATTAAGACTCTGGGCACCGCTCAGACCGACAAGGTTCCGGCTCGTCTGAACTACAACTTCATCATCACCTGATGAAAGGCTCTGCTAAGGGCTATAAGCAGGCAAAGGCGCTTGCAGAGAAGATGGTGAAGGCCCCTTGGGAAAAGAAGGGTCCTGCCGGGCCAAGCCGTAAACTTACGGCTGGGCAGTTGGCGTCTGCCAAGCGCAGCGCCCAGAAGGCCGGGCGTCCGTACCCCAACTTGGTTGACAACATGAGGGCCGCAAAGAAAGGAAAGCGATGAGACTGACCGGAGCCGATAACCCGACCGTTTGCACGGTGTGCCTCCAGCCGCCGATGGCGTTTGACCCCCGACCAGAGTTTGTCGATTTTGAGTCGGCTTACGACGGGCCGGTCATTGATGACCCCAACGCTGAAGGCGTGCATGTCTACCTAGACAAAATCATCATTTGTGAGCACTGCGTCAAGCAGGCTGCCCGGCTGCTGGGCCTTGACAATGTTGAGCGCTATGTGGCAGAAAAGGAAGCCCTTGTTGAGCGCACGGTTGAGTTGGAGCACGAAATCGCTGACAAGGATAAGGCCATCTCGCACCTGACGCACACCGTTGGCACGCTGATCGACCATCCGGTCAAGCGCCCGGCTGGCAAGCCTCAGATCGTTGGCCCAGAAAGCCATGAAGACGAACTGAAGAGTGTCCGTGCCTCTCGCGCCCGGGGCAGCAAGGTCAGCAAGGGAAAGAAGAAGGCAGCGGCCAGTGGCGCTAACGGGAAGTGAGACTTTCGGAACTGTAGTTCCGGGTTTTGTGACTGACGGTGACGGCAATCTCGCCGTTACCACTGATGACTCAGAGGCGCGATACGGCGTAGTCCCGGGTTTCATAACTGACGCCGACGGACGACTCGTAGTATCGGTAGACCCAGCGGAATCAGACTGGTCGGGCGGTTTTCTCCGAACCGTAGAGGGGTATCTGGCTGTCACCACAGAAGCCTCCCCGGTTTACGGCGTTGTCCCGGGTTTTGCGACCGACGCAGATGGTTTGCTGTCAGTTGAGGCGGCAGATTCGCCCGATTGGGTTACGGGCTTTCTCCGCAACGCCAACGAAAACCTCTCAGTGACAGGACTGGTGTGATGATCGCAATTGTCGTTGCTGTTGCTTTTGTAGTCGTAATGGCCGGGTTCCTTTACCTGCTTGCGCTGGTAAACGCAGAAGCCCGGGCTGAACGAGACCAGATCGCGGCTTACTACATTGAGTTGCTGCTGCAGAATGAGCGTCAGATGGCCAATGAGCGCGAGATGATGATTGCTGAACGCAACTCGCTGCTTGAGCGGATTCAGCGCCCAGAGTTTCAGCCCCCAGTCCCAATGTTCGGGCCAGAAGAAGTCGTCAATGAGATCAATGACGATCTCCACCTTGTGGGCACTGTCGTAGATGGCAACCCGCCCCCGGATGAGGCCGCGTAATGGAAATTGGTGACCTGAAAAGGAAGTTCGATCAGGCCAAGACGGCCCGGGTCGTTCAGGAGCCTGACTGGATGCTTAACCGGGCATTCTTTGCCGGGCTTCAGTGGGTCATGTACGCCGGAGGACGGGTAGCCCGTCCCAAGATCGACCCGCGCCGTCAGTTGGTCACCGATAACCGCATCACCCCAGTTATCACAAGTCGGGTATCCCGCAAGACCAAGAATCGCCCGATGTTTTCGGCTACGCCGCAGACTGCCGATGATTCAGCCATTGACGCCGCCCGGGTCGCGGAGCGCGTGCTGGAAAACGACTGGGTAGAACTCAAGTTGCAGAGCAAGTTGTTTGCCGCGCTGCTTTGGGCAGATATTTGCGCCAACGGCTTTCTCAAGGTGTTTTGGGATAAGAGCAAGGGCGAGAAAACGCAGTACCTCGCGGGTCCTGACGGGCCACTGATGAACCCCTCAGACGGAACGCCCCTGAAGCCTGACGAGATCGACCTGCTGCCGCCGGAAATGCTGGCCGACCCTGAATTCATGAATCAGGTACGCACGGAAGAGATTGCACAGGGCGATGTAGTAGTCGAAGTGATGAGCGTCTTTGAGATGTACCCCGACCCTCTGGCTACCTCCATGGAGGACATCGAATGGATGATCGAAGAGAAGGTCCGTTCGCTTGAGTATGTGCGGAGGCGCTACCCGACTACCGTGACCGGCGAGCCGTTTGAGCCGACCGCCGATTCGGACATCCCAACCGGCCTGTCAGAGGGCTGGATTGCAGGAGGGCAGGTCTTTGGTGACGCGACCTCTAATTACAGGGGTGTCAAGGTCAAGGAATACTGGTGCAAGCCTTCGTCCAAGTACCCCAATGGCTGGTGGGCAGTTTGGGCCAATGAAACCCTGCTGGTCTCCGAAGAGCCGTTTGACCCGATGCCCTATGTCAAGTTCGATTCAGTCCGGGTCCCGGGGCGCTTTTGGAGCCACGCTGTCACTACCGATCTTCGCGGCCCCCAGCAGGACCTGAACACGATCAGGACCCAGATCAAGGAAAACGCCCGGAGACTTGGTAACCCCGCACTGATGAAGAGCCGTCAGGCCAATGTCCGGTACGAGGGAGCACCGGGCGAGATCATCGAATACGACTCAACCGTGCAGGACCCGGCACCATCGTACCTTGAGCCGCCTTCCATCCCGCCCTATGTCGAAAACGAGATCGTCAGGATTGAGAAGTCGATTGAGGAAATTTCGGGCATGCACGAAGTCTCCCGTGCAACTGTCCCCCCGGGCGTGACCGCAGCGTCGGCTATCAACCTATTGCAGGAAGCAGATGAGACCCGTCTTGGCCCGGAAATCCAGCAGATGGAGCAGTCGTTGGCTGAGTTGGGAACCAAGATTCTTAATCTCCGGGCTAAGTACAACACCGATCAGCGCATCATGCGTATCGCCGGAGACGACGGTAACTGGGACATTTTTGCCTTCCGGGGCGAGATGCTGGGAGCCAACCCCAGCGTCGAAGTACAGGCCGGGTCAGCCATGCCCCGCTCCAAGGCCGCAAAGCAGGCTGCCATGACCGAAGTGCTGGCTCTTATGCTCCAGTACGGTGTTCCGATTGACGAGCGCAACATGCGTAAGTTCCTGAAGGACTACGAAGTGGGCGGTCTGGATAGGCTGTTTGAGGGCTTCAGTGAAGACGCCAAGCAGGTCAACCGTGAAAACCGGCAACTTATCGAAGGCCAGATCGTTCCGATCAATGCGTTCGATAACCACGAATTCCACATCTCAGAGCACACGGAATTCCAGAAGTCCCACCGTTACCACTACTTGCCCCAGAACATCAAGGGCCTTTTCGACCTGCATGTTGCTGAACACAGGCGTTACCTCGTCGGTCGCGTAGACCAGCAGGTTCAGAGTGACGCTGCCGAAAACATGATGGCGCAGGAACAGGATGTAGCATTCAGGGAAGAAGAAATGGCCGCAGAGGCTGAAATCAAACCCCAAGGGGGCAACCAGTGAGCATTCCACCGCCTGACCCAAATACCGCAAAGTTCCTTGACGCGCTCAACAACTTCATGGAGAACCCGCCCCGGGACCTGCCCGACGGTGCTGCCGACATGCTGAAGCAGGTCAGCGACTCTCTCAAGGGATACAACGACACCGGGCACAAGTCTCCGGGCGAACAGGAAGCCGCTAAGTACACCGACGGAACCGGTGTCCCTTACCCGCAGGCTGCACGCCATGAAGACAAGCCTTCTCCGGGCCAGCAGGAATTTGAGAAGATCATCAAGCAGCAGGCAGAAGCAGCAATGTCTCGCATGGCTTCTCAGAACGGTGATGGTTCCTGAACAGGAATTTAAGGCCGCGCTTCGGGCTTTCATCGAATCCGGGCCTCCTTCACCTGAAGTAACCGATTTACTACAGCGCCTAGAAATGGAAATTGCATCCCCCGGTGACTGGGAGGCTGCTAAACACCATCCACTAGAAGAATCAAGTAAATCGGAAATATCCGACTGACTGGTGTACCCTTTGGTCTGTAATGACCAAGGGCAAGCCCATATTTTCGGCCAAGGGTAGCGGCGGTTGCCACAGCCGGGTATGCGTAAGCCACAGTCGGAAGGAAGCAAATGAGTGAAGAAGCCGCACAGCCCGTAGAGGGCCAAGGCGCTGACGCACCAGAAGGAAACGACCTTTACACGGCGTTTCTTGACGGCGTTCCAGCCGAAATCCACGAACAGGTAATCCCGGCCCTCAAGGCACAGGATGCTGAGTTCACCAAGCGTTTCCAGTCGCTTTCTGAGCGCACGAAACCGTTTGACGAACTGGGTGTTTTTGACCGTGATGTTGAGGAAGTCGGCAGTTATCTGAATCTCGCTACTACGCTTGAGGCTGCCCAGCAGGGTGACCAGCAGGCGCAGGAGGCAGTGTACGAATGGTGGGATTCCATCGGTGATGCTCTGGGGTTTTACGAAGGCCAGAGTGACGGTGAAGAGTCTGATTCTGACCTTGATGTCGATGACGACTTTGACCCCTACGACCGGAATCAACTCACCAAACTGCTTGCTGACCAGATAGCGGAGCAGGTTGGGCCTATTGCTGAGTTTGTAGAGCAGCAGGCCATGACGCAGCAGGAACAGGAAGCCCTCGCTTCTGCAGAAGCAGAAGTAGTCGGGCAGATCGAAGCGCTGCAGTCAGAGCACAACCTGTCGGATGATGTTCTCCAAGAGGTCTTGGAACTGGCAGAGATGTTTGTTGAGGCCGACAACCCCGTGCAGGCTGGTTTTGAGAAGTACCAGTCGCTTGTGGGCAAGGGTGAAGCAAACCTCTTTCAGGAGAAGATTCAGCAGCCGGGCACTCCAGAAGGAAGTGGACCAGCCGCGATGACCCCTGATGCCATTACTTCGGCCAATGTCAAGGAGAAGGTTCTGGAACGCCTTAACCAGCAAACCCAACTAACTGGCTAGGAGGAAAAACCCTTGGCTACCCAGAATCTGACTACCGCCGACGCAATCCTGAAGGACCTGTATGTCGGGCCGGTTGTCGAACAACTCAACTACAAGTCCTACATGATCGACCAGATTGAGCGTCAGTCTGAGTTCACTGTCGATCACTACGGACGCAAGGCCATCGTGCCGGTCCACAAGTCCCGTAACCGGGGCCGTGGTTCGCGGGGCGACGGCGGTGTGCTCCCGACCGCTGGTAAGCAGTCGTGGGAGGACGCAATCATCCCGATTACCCGGCACTATCAGGGAATCGAACTGACCGACGCGGCGATCAAGGCCACTTCATCCAACTCGGGTGCTTTCGTGGAACTGCTTGACGCGGAAGTCAAGGGCGCGACGAAGGACATGAAGAAGGACATCAACCGGCAGGTTTTCGGAACCGGTGACGGCCTTCTGGCTACCTTCGGAACGGCCATTACGACCGCAACCAACACGCTGACTGTTGACTCCATTCAGTACCTGCATGTTGGTGACCCGGTTGACATCCGCCGGAAGACCGACGGCGACGCCGCTGCTGGTGTCGTTGGCGCTGAAGTTACGGCGCTGGTTGGCGGCACGACCAAGCAGGTGACTCTGAGCACGACGATTACTACTGGCACTATTACGGCCAGCCAGTACGGCGTCTACCTCTCCGGCTCGCGTGGAAACGAGATGGAAGGGCTGCAGAGCATCATTGCTACCAGCAGGACGCTGCACTCCATTGACTCGTCTACCGCAGGTAACGAGTTCTGGAACGCGCAGGTCCGTGATGTCGGAACCTCCGGCACCTCGGCCACCGCTGGTGAGACCTCGTTTGAGTTGATCTCGGACGATGTTGGTCAGACCGGTCAGGGTGACACGGAAGTGTTCATTACGACCCGTGGCATTCGCCGCAGGCTCGCTGACACCTTCCAGTCCACCAAGCGCTTCACCAACAAGGAGGCCGTTCAGATTCACGGCGGTTACTCGGCCATCATGGTCGCCTCCGGCGCTGGTGAGGTTCCGGTCGTCATTGACGACGACGCTCCCAAGGGCAGCGTTTTCGCCATCGACAAGTCGGCTCTCCGCTGGTTCCAGCAGTGGGGTCCCGGCTTCCTTGAGTCCCCGCAGGACGGGACCGTCTTCCACCTGAAGGACGGGACTACCGCCGGGCAGAAGGAAGCGGTCTGGCAGGCGTGGATGGGCTGGTACGCGACTCTCGCGGCTGTCGCCCCGAACCGTCTGGGCAGGCTCCGGTACTGCACCGACGACAACCCGGGCGTCACGGCCTAACGAAACTAGGGGGCTGGGCTTAGGCCCGGCCCCCAGTTTTTCTACCCAAGGAGACTGAGATGTACGGAATGAACAAGAAGGCATACAAGCCAGTTGGTGGCGGAATGCGCGTTCAGAAGCCCATGGCTCCGAACAGCGGTTCCGGCATGGGCATGGCGGCAGCGCAGGACAAGATGAAGAACGCGATGATGCGTAAGCGCGTGCTTCGGAACCTGCGCGGTGCGTAAAGTCCACAAAAACCCAAAAGGCGGTCTGACCGCTGCTGGGCGTGCCCATTACAACGCCAAAGGCTCCAACCTAAAGCCGGGCGTCAAGAGTTACGGGTCAGCCTCTAGGTCAGACAAATCCCGCTGGGTCAACTGGGCTACCCGGTTTTACTCCAACCCCCGTGGCCCGATGGTCAAAGACGGCAAACCGACCCGCTTGGCGCTGATGGCCCGGGCATGGGGGCAACCGGTTCCAAAGACAAGGGAACAGGCACAGGCCATTGCGGCAAAGGCCCGGGCGCGATCACAGGCACTGAAGAATTCGCGTCCTAAGTAGTCCGTAGTATCTCCCTATGTCTTGGACTGGGGAAATAGAACCCGCCACCATTGAGCAGATACGGCAAGGGAGAGACGGCAAACTGCATCTCATTACGGAAGATGCCGGGGGGATTGCCAAGCGACTGAAGGAGATCGACCCCCGGTTGCATCTCCGCTATAGCGAGAAGGGCGAATACTATGTCGTCTATGCCCGGGAAGAGCAGGACCCGCCCGGGACTGGTTACATGGTCGCCACCTACCAGAAACTGGATGGCCGCATCATCAAAGATGTAGAGCGCATCAAGTGGCTTAACGAGCGTCCGGGCTACTCTTTTGCTGACGAATTGGAGAAGAAGAACGCAGAAGCAGAAGCCAAGCGTGAGGC